TATTGGGTCTTTGAACATCCTAGACAATCATATATCCTGCAAATAATCATTTACAAAACTACCACATTGACCTCATACACTACCATCTCATTGTGCAGAAATCTGTTGTACTGCAGCTTGTACTGTTGTTGGATTCACTGCTGTATATGTAGCTCAATTTATTGTACCTTGCGTATTGTACCCTTTCCATAAACTCAAACTACCGTCAGCGTTTTGGGTATAATAACTTCAACCTATATCTATTGGTGTTGTGTCTATACCTAGTTTATTCTTTTTCCATAAGTTATACTCAGGTTTTCACATTATAGGCTTTCTTATGTTCTGTGTTATCGCTTCACCTAATTCTGTACCGTTATCTACCATTTTCTGTATATCTGCTACCATCTGTTCTCTACTTCTTACCATAGGGATACCTTCAAACTCAGCTAATACTCTATCAACTGATTTCTCGATAGCTTTCCTTCTTGTTGCTGGATCACTTGAATAGATATTACCGTCTTGGTACTCTTGTTGTCTTATAAACTTATTCCGTTCTCTTTCGTCTGCTTGTTCGTTAGTTTCATAGTTTTGTAGTTCCATCATAAATCATAGCTCTTGCATCTGTTGGTTACGTTGTGAGTTGTTATATTCCTGCTCTTTTATCTGCATATCAAAACTATCAGTGATACTAGTCATCTGATTTTCGTATTTTTTAGCTAATGTCTGGTAATCAATAGCTTTAGCGTTCCTTAGTTCTTGTAATGATGATGTTTCATCAGCTATTATAGCGTTAATCTTAGTTTGTGTAGCTCCTGTACCCTCATATCTTCTTTCTACGTCTGATTTTAGCTGGTTTATCTGTAAATCTAGCTGGTTTATCTCTCACTCTTTGTCAGTTAGCTGTGATTGCATACCTTTCATCTCATCACTATTCATAGCAGCTTTATATTCAGCAAACATATTGCTTGGTGCTGTACTCATAGATAACATATTAGAAGCGTAGTTATTAATTATTGATTGGAACGGGTTTGTCGATGTATCTTTTCCATTCAATTCTGCATCATATTTAGCTAATGTCGAATTTTTATCGTTCAATGCCATAACTTCTGAATACTTATTAGGGTTTTGTAACCTTAATTGCTCTAGATCGCTATCTGTTATGTTACCGTTACTATAAAGACTAGATAAATCGCTAGTATTCTTACTATTAAGATCTAACCCTTTCTGATAACCTAAATACCAGTTATCTAATAACGTTCTTTGCGTATCGCTTCTTAATCAATAAGAAAAAGTTTTCCTGAAAGTATCTAAATCTTTCATATACGCAGGACTAGATTGTCTGTAAGCGTTCAAATTATTCACTATTTGACTTTGCCTTGTTTCACTATCATCTTTATATTCGCTTAATGGTAATGGAGCAAGTGTTTGTTGTGTTTTGTCAGTTGTTGTTGCTTCTAATTCCTCAGGTTTAGCAGTAGTAGTGGTAGTTTGTTTAGCTGGTTGTTCTTGTGTTGCTGTTTCTACTTCTGGTTGCTGTTGTATCTGTGTTTCTGTTGTTTTTGGTGGCTTATATCAAGAAACAGCTTGTGATATCTGTTCCTCTGTATATCATTTCCCTAATAATTCTTGGTATTGTGGTAACTCCTTAATCTTAGCCATAGGATCAACTGTAGGTACGGGTTGTGTTGTTTGTGGTAATACTGTAGGTGTTCCTTCGGGTATAGTAGGTTGTGTTGTAGTGCTTGTAGCTACATTAGGCTCTATTTTAGTATATTTTGAAACATCAGTACCAGCTTTAGCTTGTGCATTGTATGCTGACTGTGTTAGTTTCCTACCTGTCGTATCTGTATAAGCGTATGTTACTGCCATTGGCTATATTTTAAGAGTTAAATTATCTAGATATCTTTGTTACTGTAGCTACTATCCTTATTGTTAATGTTTCATCTGTATTATTATGTGCTCAAAACCATATATCTTGTCATTTAGTAAATTTAGCCGTAAATGCTCAATTATTACCACCACCATCGCACATCTCTCGTGGTATAGAGTTTTCTATATCTCAATATGTAGCAGTATAAATATTTGTTCTAACATATCACGTTGTTGGATTTGATGTTCATCAAGCAAATGTGAAATAAGTTATAGTATATGTTCAATCCATAGGTATCTTAAATCATTTATTAGCACTAGTTCACTCAAAATTATAGTTACCAGTATTATCATAACTAGCACTATCTGTAAGATAAGATACGTCACTAGCATCTATACTCTTTTGTGCGTCATATATACAACTATCAAGATAAATATTATTTACCTGTTTACGTTGATTTATGGGTCTATCAGTATACCCCATAGAATATCTATCGAATTTCTGCTCAACCTGTTGTACTGGTACTTGTGGCTGTTGTATCTCAACTTTCTTTGTTTCTGCCATCATAAATAATAATAAAAATAAACTATACATCTTTAGTTGACTATATCAGATAAAAGGTTTACATCGTATATCTCTGGACTGTAATAACTACTATACCCATACATCTCAATTTTAAACTGTATCTTGTGTCGGTTTGGTGCGTGTGCATCTACAAACTGTCTACTAAATAGCTCCTCTTCTCACATAGTATATTGTGTTACCTGTAATGTCTTTATTTTTATAAAGTTGTCGTAATCGCTAGCTGATATAGAACTATCTCAACTACCTGTGACTTTTGTTAGCGTTTGTGTCGTACTGTTACCATATATATTATATCCGTCTGTTGACACGCTAGAACACGATATAGTTCCAGTTCATCCTGTTATGTCTGTGCTTATTACTGTAAATGTTGTGTTACCTATTGTATATGTATCTCACGTTACGGGTGCTGTTGTTACTCACGATACCCAGAACGTCCAGAAGTATTTATCGTTTGCTCTGATATATACGTTTATATAGTCCTGTGATCTTCGTAATGTATACCCAAACTTTAGTTTATCAATAGCTTTCTCTGTAGAGATATTATCCCATACGATAGTGTTTGTTACTAACGTCATTACACCTCTGTATGTCTGATATTCTAACTCTCTACTTGCAAAATTTATTGTTCTAGTTCAAGGTTTTTCTGTATAATAGCTTGTATATATCTGTTTGAATGTACTACATAATCAATATCAAGGTAAATGACTTAATGAATATATATAAGCTAGTCATATATCCCGATTTTTAACTAAACTATTATTCTGTCACGGTGTTTCGTATCAATAAGTGTATATCCCTTTATAACAAGGAATAGCAACTTTATTATCATAACATAGTATGTTTGAATATGTACAATCAAAATCGTTTCTTGTATTTAATATATGTGCTTTCTTACCTGTAGCATAACCATATCAGTTGCTATTTACTGATGTAGCCAACATAGTCTTGGTGTATCATTGTACTACATAGAATTTTCTGTCGTTTCCTGATTGTGTTACTATATAATTGTATGTTCAATCACTATCAACACCAGTAATAACCATACCCTTGTGTGTAACAACCTCTGACGGAAACTCTTCTACTCAATCCCAGAAATATTGTTTACTTGAATATCCGTTGTTAGCCCATATTATTATCTGTGTTCATACCTGCGTAAATCATACTATAGTATAATCGCTATCAACAACATTAAGTTGTGTAACTGTCCAAGTACCAGTATCTACCAAATCTATAACCGCTCAAGATCATATATATAGACTTCAAGCGTTATATAATAATGGATGCTTGCTAGCACTAGTGATAGTCATCTCATCAGAATTTACTCTATCGTTATCATAAGCACTTACCATAACACAAGAAACCGTACCATCAAAATCACTTGAAGGCACTATATCTATTGTTGTCCAAGTAGCTTCATTATTGAATATATAAAACACACTCCATATATCGCTTGTTGTAGCTATCGTTCAAATTATTGTACTGTTATCTAGCTTAACAACAACAGTCCCTGCTGTCTGATATCTTACCATAACAGCAAACCTATATTTCTTTGTCCAATCAGTAGCAGCAAATGTATGTGTTAATCTGTTAGTACTTCCTACTGTATGTACAGCACCAGTAGCTCACGTTGTCCATCAAGCTCAAACTGTCCACCCAGTATCATCTGTTAAGTTTGGGTTACTAACTATATTTACTGTATCAGCACCTTGTGCTGTACCAAATATATTAGGTAAACTTTCAAACCTATCTATCTTGTCTGCTGTTATCCCTAGATAATTATCTCATATCTTTACAGCGTTGACATATCATCAACTAGCCCTTTTCCATAACGCTCAACCTATTGACGTAGACGTTCGTAGTCAATTAAATGTTTCAATAGCTTCAACATAACCATCAGCTGTAAATATGTATGAATATGTACTTCAATGTGCAAAAGCTATTCAATATCAGTTAGTTCTTAAATTCTGTCAGTATATACTTTGGTTTGTTGCTAGTCTTATTGTTTTTCCATTCTCTCTTACGTTTATGTTCTCTCAATAGTAAAAACTACCACCGTCATACTCGTTAGCTGACATCCCATATCATCGGTTATTTAGTGTTAGCTTTCACTCTTCTGCCATAAACTATATATCTAAGGTAAAAACTCGTCTGAAACGCTTATTACTTCGTTGTTGTCCTGTTCGTATCAGCTCTCTATATCTTGTCATCATTCATCTATCATCCTTGCTATACCCTCTTCATATTCTTGTTTCGCTAACGCTTTCTTCTCAAATAGCTGTTTATCTGCGAAATTCCACATATTAAGACCACTAATCAATATATCGTGATACTCACTCGCTAGTTTTATGTTAGCACTTGTTGTTGTTAGCTCTAAATCTAATGGTATATATTGCCCATCCATAATGATCGCATCAGCTATAACTGTCGGTATTGCTGGATATATGAATACGCTTCAATCTCTATCTATACAATATGGTGTTTCTTCGTCTCAATATATACTATCTATATCTACTGACTTGTTGTACATCTTACATGGTTTGTAGTCTCAATCAGAACTGTATTTTACACTTATATTTAATACTCTCTTTAATCCTGTCTTGCTTGCTGTTGGTTTCTGTATCTGATATTCGTTCTGTCCTGCAACACTTGCTACACTATATGTCTGTCGTGTATATTTTTTGCTCTTTACAGCTAATCTAGAAAAAATCTCCTTATACACGATATTAAGGTCTTGTAACATCAAATCATCACTCTTTTGTCATGCTGATGTATTACTTTGTATTCTACTCTTTGCTATTATTACTGATACATCCATATATTATAATGTTAGCCAATAAATTTACATAGAGAAGTGGAGTAATCCACTTCTCTGATAAACTGATTAGACAGCCTTGATTAGTATTGCTACCATTCTTTGAGCTCCTTCAGTAAACGTCTTGATACCATATCTTGTTCGTGTTGTAACAAAATCTCCGATAAGACCTTTTGATGTACCTCTTTGTGTTTCTGATTGTACTGATTTTTGGATAACCATATCAATACATCCTTTTTGTCCGAGGATAGCTTTTCTTTGGTGTTCTCCAAATGAATATGCTGTTCCACTATCTACTCCTTCAGCAATACTTACAAATCCTGCTGTAGTAAATACAATAGTATGTGTTGAAGCTGTTGCTGTTACTAAGTTTTGTTTTAGTTTAGCTCTATCGTCTTGTGATAATTCAATATAAGTTGTTCCAGCTGTTGCTGTTCCGTTGATACAAGCAGCGATGTTAGCAAGTGTTGTTGCTTCATCAGCTCCTAAATCTACTGAACCTGCTCAAGATGGTGTAGCATTGATAGTTAATGTAATACCAGCTACTGTGATAGTATCAGCTTCTGATAAGTTTTTAGTTGATGTCATTGTGATTGTATGGTATAGGTTGTTTGAAACATATACATCCAATCCTAATGCACCAAGAGTAGTTAAGTAACCGTTTCTAAGTGTTGTATCAGCTACAGTGTTTGCTGTTCCTGTAAGGAATTGTTCCCAGTAAGTAGCATCCATAGGATCTAATACTACAAAGAATGGAGTTGTAGTTTCTACTCTGTTTTGTACGAGCTTAGCTTTAGCGTAAGAAAGCATCTTAGTAATCAATGATGTTGTGATAGTGATACCAGATGTGTTTGCTCCTGATCCTTCAATATCTAATTTACCTACTGTGTAGAAAGCGTTAGTTACTTCAGACAAGAATTTACCATCCATTTCGTTTCTCAATGCGTATGTTGCTTCTGGAGCATATTCAGCATAGATATCATAATTAGATGATAATTTTTGAGTATCGTCAATAAAGAAGTGTACAGCTTTTGTTTGATCTACATCCAAGTATTCGTTAGATACTGTAAGTGATTGTGTACTCATAGCTGTTTCAGCTGTATAAGATACAGAATACAGTCTAGCTTTCTTTGGTCTATTAAATCTTGTTGCCCCTGTTACTTCAGAAAATCCGAATCTAGCTAGTGGTAATGCTACTAACGATTTGTTCAAATTCATTTGAACACGTCTATCTCGGATTTGTTTACTAAAACTTGATAAAGAGTTTGCCATTTGTTAAATAAATAGTGAATAAAAATGTTAATACTATTTATCAGAATAAAACTTCTTAGTATTAGGTCAAGAAGGGAATAGTTTATCAAACTCCTCGTCTGATAGTTTAGCTATATCTTCTTCGCTCATACTTAATGGGTCTTTCTGACCTTGTAAGTGAGCAGGTACACCGTTTAATGCAGTATTACCATTAAGCTGTGCTCTTCTAGCGTC